GGTGCGTAGGGCAGAAGTAGAGAGAATAGCGTCTGCCGGTAGTCTTCTTTACGGTGGAAATAGAACTCGTCATAGGTTGACCGCAATTTCCGCAGATAAGTAAGCCGGAGAAAATGTGGGTGTATTTACTTTTGCCACTCTTGCGGAACGATTTGAGCCTACGGTTGGATTCCAGGAGTGCAAGGATACGTTCTTTCTGTTCCCGACTTACGATGGCCGGGTGGTGGTCTTTTACGGTAATCCATTCAGATTTATCCTTAGGACGTTGCCGGTCCCCTTCTTTGAGGCGGTTGTATTGGTAATCGCCGCAGTAGAATACGCTGCGGAGGATAATATCCAGAGAGACCGGGGACCAGTCATTACCGGCACGAGTCCGGTAGCCGTGTTCGTTCAGATACCGGGCCAGATAAACTAAGGAGCGGAGTTCTTCGTATTTGTCATGAATCAAATGGGCGATGTTGTATTCATCGGAGTTGAAGCTGAAAGCCTGTTCTTCCGGGTCGTAATCGTAGCCGTAAGGAATACGTCCACCGTTCCACTGCCCGTTGCTGGCTCTGGAAATCATGGTGGCAGCGACACGTTCTGAGGTCATGTTGCGCTCCAGCTCCGCAAAGACAAGGATAATTTTGAGCATCGCTTCTCCCATAGCCGTACTGGTGTCGAACTGCTCGTTTTTCGAGACGAAGGTAACGCCCAGGTCTTTAAGCTCTTGGTACATCTCGGCAAAGTCCAGAAGGTTTCTGGAGATTCGGTCAATCTTCCAGACCAGGAGATGTGTGTATGTGCCGGTCCGGAGCTGAGACATCATTTTCTGAAATTCTGGCCGGATAGTATTTTTACCAGAGTACCCGGCATCCTCGAAGACCGTCACATCGTCAGTGTTCAGTATCAGCTTGGCGTATGCAATCAAGTCTTGACGCTGCATAGGCAGAGAGTCCCTGTCAATCTGATGCAGGGTAGAGACTCGTATGTAGATAGCCACTTTTGCGTGAGTGGCAGCACTGTTTGAAATCATATTTTTCCTCCAAAAATACGCCGTCCCATTACAGAACGGCGCATGTTCATTTCTACGCCCTTTTAATCGGGCAATTCAATATCACATCCCTTAATCCGGCAAAATCCGTTATGTAAGGTTTTAGAGCTTTCAGTGAATTAAGAGAAATATTTTTCTGGTTGGGCTTTTGCTCGTTGAGCACATAGGTAGGCAACACATAGAACTCCCAGTATTCCAGGGCAAGCGGCGAGACATCTTTCGTCAGTGCTTTGTAGAGGCAGAAAACGTAAAGGTCAGAATGCCGCTTGACGTCCGGAGAGTATCCGGCTTTCGGGTCCCAGGCTCTGTGAGGAGCTATGCTGAACTGTATATGCTCGTGGTACGCTTCGTCCCAGGACTGGAGGTAAGAAGCGGATTTGACTTCGATTCGCTGTCCGGTAGGACTGGTTAAATCAAAGGGGAGCCAATCAATTCGCATTTTCGAATCGGGGGGGGGTAATAACGCACTGTATACTATGTATTCTGCAAGTACGCCCCGGTCTGTGTTATTGAGCAGATCACTGTAAGCCCAGGACCAGAAATCTACTACTGACAAGCCGGTGTCTTCCCCATGAAAAGTAAATTTGTTGTTGGATGTTAATTGCTCCATGCAGGAATCCTCCCTTCGCAGAGAGAGGTTATGCCATGAATATTGCCGTCAAGAGCGAAAACCAACGCCCGGCGGCAGTCAGTGTCTGTCAGAGTATCGGAATAGGTATGAACCAACGGCAAGAACTCACGAACCGAAAGCGAGAGTTTCTTCCGTAGGTGCGCTATTTTGTTAATCGTTCCGGCAGACAGCGATGCAGGCCCTTCCTCCAGAGAAGAACAGAAGGAAGAGAGATAGAGCAGTAGAGCCGCAGCATCGCAATTCAGTTGTTCTTCGGTCCGGGCCAGGAAAAAGTATTTCTTTGAGTCCATAAGCCCTCCTGTCCGGTATCATCTGAAACGACGATACCAATCTAAACGGATAATCTTTTTTCGCCGTCAAGGTATTTCTTGCTTTCCTCAAGAGCCTTGAGGTAGCCCTTCATTTCCCCTTTAAATTCATAACGCTTTTCTGTTGGCAGAGCCTTGTAAATACTCAGCAGCTCCTTCTCATCATCAGTGTAAGTTTCGGCCTGGACGTCAGTGTAAGCAGATTCTTTTCCGGTCAGAATGTAGTCGGTAGAGACGTGCAGAAACCGGGCGATGTCTGCGATGTATTTGGCTGGCGGCAGAGTGTTTCGAGCCTTCCAGGTAGAGTAGGAAGACTGGTTAATGCCAAGAAATTTGCACAGTGCATAAGGCGTTTGTTCCCTCTGTTCGAGAACTGTTTCGATTCTGTCGATTGCTTCCATGTAGCACCTCCGTAAAATAATTCGAGAAATCGAAGAAAAACTCTTTACAAATTCGAGTTTTCGAGCTACAATACAATCACAAGCTACAAATGATTCGCAAATGGGAAGTGCTAAATCGCATAAGTAGTTTGTGATTGCGTATGTAGTGTACGTTTGTACCGTTAAATTGTATCATTTTACTTCGAGAAAGTAAACTACATATGCAAAAATCCATCAGAAAGGAGGAAAAGCATAATGCAGGGCAATATCACTGACTGGGGCAAGGAAGTTAAGAAGGGTCTGATTGAACGTGGCTGGTCTATCAACGATTTGGCTGAGAGAATCGGCAAGTCAAGAACCAGGGTATCCGGAGTTGTGAATGGCCGGATTTACTCGGATTCGATTGCAAGTGCAATCAGTGACCTTCTCAACATTGAAAAGGCATCAGCGTCCATGAAAGAAGCAACCAGAGATTGGTGTATGGATGCAAGAAAAGCCATGATTGACCTGGATATGAACACAGGGGAGCTGGCTGATAAGACTGGTTACTCTACACAATATCTGAATGCAATTATCTGTGGCAGATGCTATTCGCCACCGGTTATGAAAGTGATAAGCGGTGCGCTCGGAATCCAGAAATATCAAGGGAAACAGGATTCCTCTAAAGACAGTTAAATTGTAACAGGAAAGATGGTGTGAAGAAATGGGAAGAGGCTCTACGAAAGGTAATGAAAATGTGTATTTTGTTGCCAGAAAAAGGGCAGCAATGTACAACGAGAGGCTATACTCCAGAGAAGGTGCGGCGGAGTTGCTTGGCATATCTGTTTCAACACTCGCAGATTATGAGTTGGGAAATACGAAGGTAGTTCCGGTAGACAAGGTGGTTCTCATGGCAGACCTCTATAATGCACCGGAGCTGAAAACTGGGTATTGCAAGCATGAATGCCCGATATGCAGTTATCTTCCGGTTGCAACAGAGGTGAAAGGCCTGGAAGGGATAACCCTTCGGCTGATGAAGAGACTGGATTGCGATGAGCTGAACCGCATCAAAAAAGAACTCGTAGACATTACAGAAGATGGAATCATCGACGAAACGGAGAAGCCGGAGCTGAAAAAGATCCTGGCTTTTTTAGATGAAGTTGCGGAGTCCATCAGTGAGCTGAAAATCGTAGGCGAGAAGTATTTGAAGAAGGTGTGAGTATGGACGTACAGAAAATGCTTGAAATTCTGAAAAGAGATTACGGAATTGAGAGCAAAGAGGAACTGATAGAAAGATTTGAGTCCAGCAAGGGAATCAACATCGGAATTTTCACTGAACGGAGGCAGACAGCATGAGAAGCAGGGTTATGAGACGTAGGATGCACAGGGTTCTGTGGAAGAAACTGAGCAGAATCTACACAGTGGATATGGCAGAGGTCCTGGGCTGGATAGCATACATAAGCATCATGGGAATTTTCCAGTGCTTCTGTATCGTGATGGCTTGTGAGCAGAGAGACAGGGTAGCTTTTGGAGGAGAGTATTTGATTCTTCCGGCGGCGATACTTGCAAGACTGTGGATTCCGGAAATGATACAGAGCGTGACTGGTGTTCTGGAGATGCCGGATGAGGAAGAGGAAGATGTGTGAGATATGTGGACAGAATCCTTGCCATCCGAGATGCCCGAATGCTCCGGAACCGAAAGAGGTTCATATCTGTTCGGAATGCCTGGAAGGAATCTATCCGGGCGACAGATTCTATGAGAGCTGCGGAAGTTATGTGTGCGAGGAGTGCTTAAAAGGCATGACGATTGATGAAATATTTGAATTACTGGGCGAGAGCCTGGAAAAAGCATAGGAGGTAGGATATGGGACAGATGACCGTAGAACAGTGGTACGGCACGATAAAAACCGGACTGACAAAGAAGCTGACCGAAAACAAAGAAGCGTTACCGGCTGGCTTTAATCAGCAGAGATTTATTCTGAATTGCATTACGGTAATCCAGGATATGATGAAGGACGATAAGAAGAAAGCACAGTTGGAGAAAATCAACCCGGAGACCATCCCGGTTTGCTTAGCGAAAGCAGCGTACCTGGGACTGGACTTCTTCAACGGCGAGTGTTACGCCATCCCGTATGGCGGAAACCTCAGCTTTCAGACCGATTATAAGGGCGAGATCAAGCTCTGCAAGCGGTACAGCAAAAATAAGATTAAGGACATTTTTGCCAAAGTAGTAAGAGAAGGGGATGAGTTTTCGGAAACTATTGACAGCGGACGGCAGAACGTGTATTTCGAACCGATTCCGTTCTCTGACAAGGAGATGGTCGGTGCATTTGCGGTGGTACTTTTTGAAGATGGCTCGATGATGTATGACACCATGAGCAAGAACGACATCGAAAATGTAAGGAACACCTACTCCAAGGCGAAAGACAGCCAGGCGTGGAGAAGCAGTACCGGCGAGATGTACAAGAAAACGGTGCTGAGAAGACTGTGCAAGCTGATTGATTTGGACTTTGACAATATAGAGCAGGCAAAAGCCTACGAAGATGGTGGAGATGCGGTATTCAATCAGCAGTCCCTTCCGGGAACGACAACAGGACAGGCACTGTTGCCGGAGAATGATAAGCCGGTAGACGCTTTTGCAGCGATGAAAGCCCAGAAGCAGGCAGAACCGGTTATTGACGGAATGGTTTTGGAAGAGGCGTAGGAGGCAGTGGCATATGGTTTTGACGGCAGAGAATTATTATAGCAAAGAAGCGAACAAAGAGTACATGAGCGTGTCCCAGTATAAGGATTTCGCAGGAACATACGGAAAGATGGCGTGTGAATTTTCGGCGGTTGAGAAGCTGGAAGAACGGTGGGAGCAGAAAAAGACCACACCGCTTCTGGTGGGTTCCTACGTGGATTCCTACTTTGAAGGAACGCTCGAAGAGTTCAAGAAAGAGAATCCAGAAATCTTCACTCAGAAAGGCGAGTTGAAAGCAAATTATAAGCAAGCAGAGAGAATCATCGCCAGAATGGAGAGAGACCCACTGTTCATGCAGTATATGAGCGGAGAAAAACAGGTCATTATGACTGGAGAGCTGTTCGGGGCAGAATGGAAAATCAAAATTGACAGCTTCGTGAGAGGAATCGCCATTACGGATCTTAAGGTTATGGCATCGATCACTAAGCTGGAGTGGGTAAAGGACATCGGTTATCTAGATTTTGTGCGGTACTGGGGCTACGATATCCAGGGTGCAATATACCAGGAAATTGTGTACCAGAATACTGGAGAGAGACTGCCATTCTACATTGCGGCCGGAACGAAGGAAGAGGAGCCAAACATCGAAGTGATTCAAGTGACGCAGAACTATCTCGATGAAGCGAAACACATGGTAGAAACGAATATGCCGAGAATCCTCAGAGTGAAGAATGGGGAGGCTGAACCGGACAGATGCGAGATGTGCGATTGTTGTAGGCATACAAAGGTTTTGAAGAGACCGATTTCAATTACGAATCTGGTAGCCGGAATTTAGGCGGTGAGTAGATGGCAGACAATAAGAAATATTACTATTTGAAACTGAAAGAGGATTTCTTTGATTCTGATGAAATGCTGCTTCTCCAGGGAATGAAGGACGGGTACTTGTACAGCGACATACTCATGAAGATGTACCTGCGGAGCCTGAAAAATGAAGGGCGGTTGATGTACAAGGACTACATCCCGTACAGTCTGGAGATGATCTCAACGATTACGAGGCACCAGGTAGGGACGGTAGAACGTGCGATGAAGATTTTTGAGCAGTTGAAGTTGGTAGAGGTACTGGATAACGGTGCAATCTATATGATGGACATTCAGAATTTCATCGGACAGAGTTCTACAGAGGCGGACCGGCAGAGGAAGTATTATCGCCGCATCCAGGACGAGAAGAAACTGAGCGGCTCCCAGACGCCGGAGGCATTGATTCCAGAGATGCAGGAACCGGAGCAGGAGAAGCCACCAGCAGAAAAGCCGCCGAAGCCGAAAAAGGCAACGGTAAAGAAGGAAGACACGATGCAGCTCTATGAGCGTCTGGTTCCGGATTACGCACTCGGCGGAG